TCCGACCAGTTGCGTCGGCACGCCGAACGTCATCACCACGTCGCGCGCCAGCGAATCCTTGATCTCCACGCTCAACGCCGACGCCGGGTCCTCCGACAGTCGCGTCAAATTCCATTTCGCATTGGCGGTCACCAGCGTTCCACCGGATTGCTCCTGGCCGGTTTTGAATTTTGAGATTTTGTCCTTGATCTCCTGCACCGCACCTTTAGCCATCTCGGATTCGGTGCTCAGCAGGCCGGTGATGTTCGAGGAGTTTGACACGATGTCGGCGCAGCGCTGCAGCACGCGCGTGAACACCTCGGCCGGTGGCGCGGCGATCACGGCCGGCGCCTTGTCGGTTTGCCGATTGAGCGCCGGCCGGCGCAAAAAGATCACATCAGATTCGCCTTCGTCATCCACTTCGTATTTCACCGACTGCCCTTCGTGCATGACCTGAAACGCCTCGATCATGCGCGAGCCGAGCTTGTAGATGACCGTCACCTCATTCGGCGTAAGCGGCCACAGTTCTTGCGTCACGTCGCCAGCGCCGCGCACGCGCAACAGAAAAGCCTTGTTGGCGACCGCGAGCGACACCGCCACGAAATATTGCAGCGCGTGACCGGTCCATTGTGGATTCGGCCGCACCAGCAAGTTCTCCACTTCAAGCTCGGCGCGACTGAGTTGGCTGTTATCCGATTCCTTGTACACCTTGAGCGGCACCGAGGCCGCCATGGCGCCGATCATATCGACCGCGCGCCACAGGTAGATCGAGCGCACATATTCGCGCGTGAGATCAGCCGACAATTTATCGAGGTTGACACTATCGCCGATCGCGACCTCGGACGGCGCGCTCGGGCGCGATTCAGTGGGTGTTTGCTGCTTGCGAAACGGCCACATGGTCACGTCATGTGTTGCGCTCGGGTTGCTTCGCCGGTGGGCGATACGGCGTCGCCTTGACGATCACCTGACGGCCATACCGCGCCCGCATTTTGTCGACGTTGATCTGCACCCCCTTGGCCACGGCTTGCGCCGCACCCCTCACGTCGAAGCTCCGCGCGGCCTGCACAAACTGAAAGCGCGCTTGATAGCAACCGCCACACCCCACGTTAGTCCTCCCCGTCGTCGTCGCCGTCGTCTTCGCCGTTGTCCGGCTTTGGCGCCGGCTGCGGCTCCTCTTCCGGCGGCAGCGGTGGCGGCTCGGCCGGGTCGCGTCGTTGCGGTTGGCGTCCAGTCATTTTGTTCTCTCCGGTGGTCGGCGGTACGGCGTGCCCGCCTGTTGCTGATTCTGTTGCGCGCGATACTGCGCATCGTTGTAGGTACCGCGCGCCTTGTCGCGGATGATGTTCATGCCCGTTCGCACCGCGCCCATGGCGCCGCGAATATTGCCCGACCTCACCGCGCTCCCTAGCGCCGCGCGCGCTGACCCGCATCCTGCACAGGCCATGACTTGCCTCCTGTTCTGGCATCACGTGGTGTCGGTTCGGGCACCTCAAACGGCGGCCACGGGTCCGGCAGTTGCGTCACCGGCGAAACCCGGCATTCGACGCAAGCCTGGCTGATGCTGAAATTCTCCATGGCACCCACCTCATGCGATCGGAACGTGCGCGATTATACGACCCAATCGGGTGAGACCCCAAACCAAAGCATCGAGCCGATTGGGTGAGCCGTCAACCGCGCGGTCCCATTCGCGCGAGAATGACAGCATTTCGGCCTCAAGCTGGTCGAGTCCGCGACGGTGCTTTACCCGACCTTTCTCATACAGGAGCGACACCGGCTCAGCGCGCATGACCTTGCCACGCGAGGCGCTGACCTCGCGAATCGCGATCATGTTGTTGTCACGCCGGCCTTCCTGGTGCGCGCGCTCAGCGGCTTGGCGGATGACATCGGTGGCCATGTCGCCGCCGAAATTCCGCTCCACCACCACATCATCAGCATCAAAATCATCGTGCGCCTTGACCACGGCATCGCCCCACGCAGCGGGTGAACCGACGATGGTGCGATCGGCAAGCACGGCAAATTCACCATTGGTCAACAACGCCGACGCGACAATGCCGATCTCGTCACCGCCGCCGGACGGATCAACGCCGATCGTGGCTTGCTCGATCTCATCCTCACCGATCGGCTCGTGCTTGAGCCATTCATCCTTGAACAGCGCGTTAGGCGGATCGAGGAGCATGGTGCCATAAAGTTCTTGCCGGCCGAGCCGTGTGCCCTCGTAGAGTTCGCGGATTTTCTGCAGGAACTTGGGCGACAGATTGCGCGCGTTGTCGTAGGTGGAGCCGGTGGTGATCTGCACCCCATCCATCTTGATCAGCTTTTTCATAAACGGTGTGGGCCGCGGCGTGGTGCCAAGCAATATGCGCGGCATGTCGCCGAGGCGAAGCCCCAGCATCATCATGTCCCAAACTTCTTGCTGATATCTCATCCGCGCGATCTCATCGATGATCGCGAGTTCGCACTGCGGACCGCGCAACGAATCGGGCTCCTCGCCGGAAAAGAACACGCACATGGCGCCGTTAGGCCATTCGAGCCGGCGCTTGGTTTGCACCCACCGCGGGCGCATGTCGCGGCCGGCGGTGGCAAGCAGTCCGGCCGGTCCCTCCAGGTTCACGTCATGCAAATCCGCGACGGTCGGGCCGATGAGATGCAGGCGCTTCAACCCGGCGCGGACCGCGGTGTGCGCGGCGGCGCTCATGGAATGCGTTTTGCCGGAGCCGCGGCCGGCGAGAAACAGCCAACACCAATCCAATTGCCGCGGCGGTAATTGCTCGTGGCGCGCGGCAAACATCCATTCGCCTGCCATGCCGTCGCCGAGGTGATCGGCGAGCCGCAAGCGCTCCGCCACTGACAGCCGCGCCACCGCGGCACGCGTGTCGTGTATGCGGCACACCTCCTGTAGAAAACGGTCGCTCATCCGTCCTCTTTGACCACCTCGCCATCGATCTCTTTGCCGCTCACGATGAGATCGAGCGCGCGGCGGATGCGATCGGTGGTGCTTTCGTGCTTGTCGGCGAGCGCGCGGCCGAGCACGTCATCTGAGCGCTGCGGCGCCATCAGACCGAGCATCTTCGCGCGCAATTCCATGATCTTGAGCGAGATTGCGGTGGCGTCGATATCGCCACCGCACGCCTTGTCGTAATGCGCCTTCTGCAGCGCATCGAGTCGATCGAGTTCGAGTTGAATGGCGCGCTGGCGCATCCCCGGCGTGACGGCGCCCAAGCTTCGTGCGAGGGCGGACTCCACCTCATCGGTGGAACAGCCCAACTCCTCGGCGATCGCGCGCACCGAGCCGCCGGCCAGCCGCAGCCGAAACACCCTGCGGTCGCGCTCCAGGCTGGCGGCCGGATCGTTAAATGGGATAACTTGCGCCATGCGCATCTCCCATTCGGGTGAGCCATGTATAACCGGTGAGGTGGCAGATAGTCGAGCCGCCGCGTTAGCGATCCGCCCGCTCCTGATCGCCCGGCGCCGGTTCGCGGTCGGCTTGGTCGGCGGCGTCGGCAAGTCCGCGGCGCTCGCCGCCATGGCGGCCGAGGCAGCGCACGAATTCGGAATTCCGATCAGCTACGCCGCTGTCCTGGCGCATGAGGAAGCGGTGGCCTACGCGCTCCAATGCGCGATCGGTGATGCGGTCGACCCGACCGCGCGGCAGGCTTTTTTCCCGCACCTCGCCGGCACCGTGCTGGCGGTGGCACATGCGCACTCGTGGCAATTGCCGCTGGTGAAGGCAGGGCATCGGCGCCGCGTGATCGAGCACCACCTCACACTCATCCGCCGCGCCGCCGGCTTGAGCGAAGAGGAGGCGGCCAAGTTTTTGCGCGGGCGCAAGGATGATATCATTGCCGCGCTCGACCTCGATCTACGGGCGCGGCTCGCGGAGCGGCAAGCGCCCGAGTTGTTTGCGGAAATGATCGGCGACGGGCAGCGGTTGCCAGCGCTGTCGTTCGTCCTGGAGGCGATCGAGACCTATCGCGGATTCAAAGCACGCGAGCGCATTGTTGACGCCGCCGACGTATTCGCCGGCCAGCTTGTCGCCGAGGCCGAGTGTCCGCTGGCGCTGATCGATGAAGCGCAAGAGGTGCCGCCGCTGGCGCGGCGCGCGGTGGCGCGGCTGTTCCCGCGCGCGGCCGTGATGTTCGCCACCAGCGAGATCGCGGCGGTGGCGCAATGGTTCGACGCGCTCCCGGACGGGGCGCGACTCACGCTGGAATTGCCGGACGGGCTTTGAATGAAAAAAGGGGCGACGCGAGCGCGTAGGGGCGCGGGAATGGGGAGGGTGCGTCGCCGTTATCAGTCGACCATTAGCCAAGCGAACCACGAAGCGCGTTTTATAGGCCGCCAAGTACGGCAGCGTCAAGGCGCGGTGTTGCCGCTTAGCCACATTCGTTTTATGATCAGGTGATAGCTTTCACCCGATCGGGAGGGAGGCTCGCAATGTTCACCAGCTTCGACAAAGCCATTGCCGCGGCCGTCATGGGATTGCTGGCAATCCTGGAGGTCACCATCGGACCACTGCCGTGGCTCAATGAGCAATGGGCACTGTCGCTGATCGCCGCGATCACGCCGATCATTGTCTTTCTCGTGCCCAACAGGGAAACGTGATCGGCACTCGCCCGGCCCACTCGGGTGGAGCGCCGAAGGGGCGGCCCTCCCTCAGCCGCGGGCCGCCCCGCCCTTTTCAGGCGCGCTTGCGGCCTCGCTCCATCGGGATGACGCGCGCCAATTTCACCAGCTTGTAATCATAGCCGCAGGCGCGGATCACGGCCATGTGGGCCGCATGCGACGGCCGCAGCGTTGTACCGTGAAACCAATGATAGAGCGTCGACACCGACACGCCGCTTGCCTCCGACACCTCGCTATAGCTCATCCCTGAGTCTCGGATCGCCGTGCGCGACTCATCAATGCAAGGGTCCTTGTCTTTGAAATTGTAGGAGCGATATGCCCTGAGCACCGTGGTCATGATGCCGCTCCATTGCCGGCAGCAGCGAGCAACTTAGGTGTTGCTTTGTAATGCTGGTGCCCGAATTTTTTCATCAGCTTGCGTTGCGTCAGAAAAAACACCGCGTTGCTCACGGCGTGCCGGCTGGTGCCCTTGCGCTTGAAAAAATCGGTTGTGCGCGCCTCGCCGCTTTCGATCAGCGACTTGACGATCTCCTCGCGGATTTGCGCGCTCGCGCTATCGCGTTGGCGCTTAACGCCGATGAACGCTTTCACCGCCTCGGCATCACTCGCATGCGCGGGCGCGAGCGCGGGCGCGGGCGAGGCTTCCTTGGGTCCGGCGATCAACCCGGCCGGTGGCGGGACCGGGTGAACCTCAACATTGTAGGCTTTCTGTTCCGCGAAATAGGTCAACGTGTCGTGTATCTGTTTGTCGGAAACTATCGCGGTCACCCGTAGCAACTTAGGCATGATTGCCATCGGTGGTCATCCTTTCGTGGCTCAGAGTTTTTTTGCTTTTGGGTTGATCGGCCCGCCCTACCCAAGCCAGAATGGTGACACCAGTCAGGGTAACTGGCAAGCGCCAATTTGGCGCGAGCGGGTGCGTGTTGGAATTTCTAGCGCAGTCTAGCGGCTTACTCGTGATCCATCCTGTCAAGGCGCTGCATGAGCGTTCTGATCTGATGCCCGATGCCGTCTAGACGCTCGTTGAACCGCAGCCTTTCAACCATCTGGCCATCCAGCCTTTGCTCCAGTGCACGAAAGCCGTTTTCTACATCGAAGCGAAGCGTGCTTATTTCTCGGCGAAATTCCGCACGCATTGCGTCGTTTTGGTCGAGCACCTGCTGGACCATCTTCTGTATCATGGTGATGTCAACCTCAGCCATTTTGTGGCTCTTTTCCTTTCTCACGCCGCCTTGCGCCGCGGCAGGCGCTTGGCTTTCCGGGCCGCATCGCCGAGCGCCGTGAGTTGCTCGGCCGTGTAGCCGTGGCGGACCGCCATGCGAATCAGCCGCGCCAGCGGCCCCGGAATGTGGTCGCCGGCCGCGTAGCGTTGCGCCGAGCGCCGCGACACGCCGAACACTGCCGAGGCGCCGACAATGCTGATATCGAATTTCTCCAGTGCGGCCCGATACTCGCTCGCTTTCATTCCCTACCCTCCAGGTCGTGCGTCACGGCGACATATACGCCGATTTGACGCAGCGCGCAATCATTTCGCCAGCGCCCGCGCGATCTCGGCGAAGGAATGCTGCGCCACCGGCGCGACGTTCGAGCGCCCCTCCACCCACTCGCCGCCGGTCATGGCCGGCGGAAACAGCACGAACGCCTCTCGTTCATTGAACCGGATTAACGCGGCAACCCCGTCCTTGCTGCGCTCGGCGAGGTAGGCACGCAGCGCCGGATCGCGGTGCGCATGGGGATAATCGGGATCGATCCACACTTGCACCACCGGGATGGTGAGTTGCTGCTTCCCGCCCTCCCCTGGATCGACGGTGATGTAATCCGGGAGGATATCGATGACGTAGTGCCCGCGATCCGGCCGCGGCCCGTTGAATGACTTGGTAAGCCACGCGCACGACCACAGCCGGCACGACGCCGGCAGGCCGTTGTGGTAGACCCGGCACCCTTTGCCATACGCCTGATGGCGGCACCGCACGCCGGCTTTTTTATTTATCTCGGCCACCGGCAACAACTTGCAACACAAGGTGCAGCCGCCGCACTTGCGCGGCAGCGTATTGGCAAGTTCGAGTGTGACCACTGCGCTCATTGCATTGTCCCGAGGTGCGCGGCCGGCTCAACGAGTTCAACGATATTCACCGCATAGTGGCCAGGATCGAACTCCTCCAGCCACGCGCGTTGTTCGGCGCAATCATAAAAACCGAACTCCCGCGCGATGCGCTCGACTACGATCGGTGTCGGGACCTTGCCCGGCCGCTCGCTCGACACCGAGAGATGGCGCAACAGCCCGGCCGGCTGATACTCGAATGAAAACGCCACCCGGTAAGTGCCGAGGATGATGTGTTGGCTCGGTGGCCGTTCAATGCCGGCCACGCGCTCGGCCAGCGTGAGCACAGGCTTGTCATCAAGAACCGCGCCCGGCCTCATCGTTTCCCACGGCACCGGGCGCGCACGCGCCGCGGTGATCATCTCGCGGATGCGCCGCCGGTGCGTCTCGGTGATGATCAGGACACCCATTCAGCCGCCGCGCTCCAACAATTCCATGTGTTCCTTTGCGAGTTGGTTGGCGCGCTCAGCTATGTCATCGCGCAAGTCATCAAGCCGGCGTTCGATGCGCTTGAGCAAATCGAGCACCTGCAAAGTAACGCGCCGCATATCGGCCAATTCAGCGCGGTCGGCCCGCCGGTCGGCTTGCAGCGCGGCTAGCTGGCGGCCGATGAATTCAAACGTCACGGGATCGTCGGCCATCGTCACAGGTCCCTGATGTCGTCGGCGGGGATTTTGCGCCGGAGGGCAATGCGTAGCAGCTTGGCCACCGCCTCGGGCACCTCGGTGTCGCCGGTGCCGTAGCGCAACGCCTGCCGCTTGGAAACGCCGAGCACCTCACCGGCCGCACTGATGTTGATACCGAGGCGATCGAGCGCGCGGCGGAATTCCTCTGGCTCCATGATCTTGGGCATGCAATTCGTTCCTTTCACCACAACATCCGGGCAATTGCCAAAGTGAGGCCGGCGAGCGCAATCATGATCGCGCCGAGCTTGATGATCAGACGGTTTTCCAGCGCCGCAATCTCGTGGCGCAGCGTTGCAAGCTCGTGGCGTACATCGGCAAAATCGTGCTTGGTGGCTTGGCGCAACTCAGTGATATCGGCCTTGGTGGCTACAGCGCCACTGAAAAATTCATGCGCCGCACGCGCGTGGGCATCCGCTTGCGCCACCGGCACCCCGGCCTCTTGCAGACGCTTGGAATAAGCAAGCGTGTCAGTCACTGATTCCCCTCTCCTCTGTTGCAGTTAGATAGCCATTGCGGCGTAAGTGTCAAGATGTCACAAGGGCGAGGCCTTCGCCTCGCCCCGCCTCCTCACCGGGTGAAATCGTAATATTCCGCGCGCTCGCCGATCCGGAGACCGTTGCCCTCGATCTTGTTGAAGCGGCCGGTTTTCTCGTTGACGCGCACCTCTTCCCATTGGCCGTTCTTGCTCTGGCGGAAAGTGTAGAGCGCACCCTGCGGGTTCGGCTCGAACGCCCAGGACTGGCTTTCGCTCATGCCGTTCTTGTCGGTGCGCGTCGCCTTGTCCTGGCGGACGTAGACCACGGTCGTCTTATGCGCGCGGGTCACGTGAGTGATCGTTGCGGCATGGCGATCCGAGTAGCACAGGATCGTCGCGCCCATGCCCTCGGCCGGCTCCGGCTGGCCAACAACCGCCCGGCTCAGGAGGTGGTTCGTCATGCTGCCCGTTTGCGTTCCAAGTTTCATTCGTTTCTCCTGTTTCCTTTCCTTCACACCGTACATAGGCGGCTCCCGCCTGAGTGTCAAGATGTCACCCTAACTACGCCGCAAGCAGCAAATCAGTTTCACAAACCGGCTCGTCCGGCTCCCAATCGAGGAAGCTGAGCGGGATCGTCACCGACGCGCCGGCCTCCGGCTTGAACGTCACGAACGCGGTACCGGGCTTGGCACCCTCGGCCCACGTCGCGCCACACTCCCGCAAGTCATATGGGAGGAGCCCGCGCTTGTGTCCGAGCGCCGCGGCGTAGAGCACCAGCGCGCGCGTATGCTTGGCGGCGCGCTCGTATTTGACCCGCTCACGCTTGCCAACAAGCCGCGACACCTCGGCGCGATAGACCGGCTCGGTGCCATCGTTGACCGCATGCCATTTGTTGAACGCGCGGCGCCACTCGGCAGCCTCTTTCACCAGCATGGGCGCGGTCGGCTTGAACTTTTTGCGTTTTGCCATCACACAACCCCTTCCTTCACAGCGCGCTCATGCTCGAACACGGCGCGGCACAACTCGGCGAAGCATTCGCCCCACGTCGGATGCGCGACCGGCAGGCTCACAACGTGGGCGCGCCACGCCTCCAGGCGCTTGCGGGTTTCTTCGATCCGGATCATGACGATCTCCCTTCCTTCGCCCTCTACATACGCATTTTTGGCGTAGGTGTCAAGATGTCACCCATGCAAATTTGCATGGGGCCATGCATAAATCTCATATGAGAAACCTTGACAACGGAGTTTCTCATATTACATTTAGGGCGAACGGGGAGCCCCACGCCACTGAGCACCGCGGGGTTCGAAGCGGCCGGCGAGGGCAGCTAGGGGCCAGGACGCAGAAAGGGTTTGACCGTGAAGGAAGGCTTCAAAAACATGGCAGTGCGGCGGGTGAACGCCGAGCGCCACTTGGTTGAGATGCTGATGGCCTTCGGCAAGATCGATGAGCCGACCGCGGAAAAGGTGGCCGCGTTCTACCTCAAGAACAAGCTGGCCAAGCTGGACGCGGTTAACGGCGTGTCGCGCATCAAACACGGCGCGTACTACAACGAAACCGCCATCCGCAACGCGGTGAAAATCGTCAACAATTCTTAAGGTGACATCTTGACACTACGCCATGGTGGCGTATATAAGGGATGTCAACAGAGGAGAGTGACATGACTGAGCTTGCTGAATACGGGCCGGCGACAGTTGTCGCCGAAGTCAACGGCAAGCCCGTGACGCACGGCGAGTTGAACGCTGCTTTCAGCGCGGTCGCCAACAAAGAAAACTGGAAAATGCCGATCAACGCCGTGGTGAGCCTCAACAGCGAAACCATGGCCGTGATGCGCGAGGCCGTGATTTTCTTCACCGGCTCGGTTCCCAAGTTCAAGGCGATCGGCGCCACGACCAACAAGAACGGCGCCGGAAACTACAAGGTGACCGCCAAGGGCTATTACCTAACGATCGGCGCCTAACGGCGCCGACCACCACCCCGAGCAAATGGAGGTAACAATGGGTTGGACTGGATTGCGACGTGTTCCCGGAGCCATGACCGACGCGGAATTTTTCGCGCGCGAGTTCGGCCTGGAGATCAAGGCGAGCACCACCAAGCGCGGCGTGTTCTACGGCGTGGTGGAGATGGAGGCCGCCAAGGATGAGCGACTCGTGCCCGACGAAAGCGGCAAGGTGCGCACCGCCATCATCGTGCTGATGAAGCGCGGCAACCGCGACGGCTACAATTTCCGCTACAAAGAAATGAGCGAGTTCATGGGTCCGTGCGAGACCGGGTGCCCGGCAAAACTTCTCAACATGCTGTCGCCGCTCACGGTTACCGAGGGCTCGTGCGATTGGGCCGCCGAGTGGCGGCGCAAGTGTCGCGAGGCCGCGGCATGAGCGGCCGGTGGTATCGCCGCGTCGGCGAACGGTCCGGCGTGGTGCTGGCCGAGTGGAACTTGGCGCCCGGCCACGTGGTGCGCGAGCGCCGCAGCCCGATCGGTGTGACCGTGCGCTGCGAGTGTGGGTTGGCATCACACGCAAACCCGGCGGCAAAATGCGCTGGCGCGAGCGGCAAAGATCAGGGCCGCAGTGCGCCGACATGATGAGGAGATCGAGCGATGAATGAATGGAAACGCAAGGTGATCGAGGCGCTCGCCGCGCGCGGCGTGCCCTACCGGCCCGGCGACATCCCGGCGAAAATATGGACCCGCTGGTATGTGCTCGCCGAGCCGATCGAGGCCACGGTGACGCGCGCCGAGGCGTACCTCCACAACATCGCCAGCGAGACCGCGCGGCGGCGCATGCGCATGGAGGCAAACCGCTATGGGAGATGAGGCATGAAAATCTGGCAAGTGACCACGAACGACACGCAATTGCGGCTCTACTGGTTTGCCACCAAAGCCGAGGCGGACCGCCACGCGCGCGAGTATCGGAAGGAATCCATAGAGGAGGCTCGGCAAGAGAACGGTTGGAAACATTGGCACGTGGAGGTGGAGGCGATCGAGGTCGAACCAACGCGCGCCGGCATTGCCGAGGCCCTCAATCACGTCATCTCCATGACCTGTTTCAATGAGGGTTAATCCTATGGCCGATCCTGATGACGATCCCGAGCGCAAGGAGTACAGCGTCGCCGTGTTCTTTCGCGACGGCCGCTATTTCTACGCCATGCGGTGGTGCACCGGCGAGGCCGCGGTGCGTGGTTTCAAACGGTTCGCCGAGGGCCCGCAAGCGCGTGCCGGGTTGTGGCATCGCATCATCGTCACCGATGGCGGTGATTTCACGTGTATGGAGTGGAAACACGGCGAGGGCTACACGTTCCCGCCGGAGTTGGTCCGACACAACAAGCGCGAGGGGAGTTGAAGCCATGGGCAAGGTCGGCAGACCAAAGCGATGGTCCGAAGACATGCAAGCGAGATTCGCCGCCGGCACGTTCGAGCGGATCGAGACCGCGCTCGCCGAGGGCGAGGATCGAACCGATTTTGTCCGCGCCGCCGTCGAGCGCGAATTGCTGCGGCGCGAGCACCTGACCGCGCGACGGCGCAAGCGGTAGCGCGCCACCCTGCGACCGCCTGCCACACTTTTTCTGTTGGTGACATCTTGACACTACGCCAGAATGGCGTATATTAGGGGCGTAAGAGAGAGGGAAAAGAGATGAAACTGACAGCCCTGGAAAAGAGCGTGCTCACCGCGCTCGTAAAATCGAGCGCCGGAAACGGCCACGACTTTGGCTTGATCGAGGAGGCCCGCGAGTGCGTAGCCACTCCTCGGCAGTTGGGCGGTGTCGTCGCGTCGCTGGTGAAGAAAGGGATCATCAAGGTTTGGGAACCTGTCACCACCGATAGCGGCACCTGGACCCAGTTCGAACTCGCCGAAGAGTTCCACAACTGGACGGAGTGAAACGGAGCGGCCCGCGGGCCGCTCCCCGGACCCTGCGGCGGAGCCGGAGGGCGGCGCGAGGGAGCCACGCCGGAATGCTCCCACACAAAAAACGGAGACCACGAACCATGAAACTCTTGAAAGGCCACACCTCGCCCGAAACGGCTTATGTCGTTGAGGATTATCCTTACGGCTTCCGCCTGCGGTGCAAGGTGCGCTACTGGCTTGAGTGGCACCCCAAGCGCGGCTTCCGGCTCCTGAGCCAGACCACCAACCCCAAGCGGGGCCACGTGTGGAACAAGCCGAAGGCCTCGACCTACGCCAAGTTTGGCGGCGCGCTGTACCTCAACGAAGAGGGCCACGTGGAATGGGCCGGGCTGTCGGAATACAGCAGCGGCGCCGAGGCCACCGCGTTCCTGGAAAAGTACGGCGAGGCGGTGCCCGAGGCCGGGTTGCCGTTGCTGCGGAAATGGACCGCTGCCAAGGTCGCCTACGACAGCAACCGCGAGAGCGGCGATCACCTCGCCAAGGGCCTGCCCGAGGCGCGCAAGGCGTTCGCCGAGACCAAGTGAGGGAGATGACGATGAGCCAGATGTGCAACCGCTGTTACAAGATCGTGCACCGCGCGTGCCAGAACGACACCGAGGCAGCCGAATGCCCGAAGCTGCAACGCAAGCCGCGGCTGGCGGCAGCGATCGCCGCGCAAGAGAAGTGGATCGAGCAATGCGGCGGCTCGCGCGCTGGCTATGTCGCGCGCTACGGCGCGAAGAATGATCCGGACCGCTACGGCGACGGCGGTGAGGCGATCTATGTCGCCGACATGGCCGAGTTGGTGCGCCTGCGGCTCGCGGCGAAGGCATTCGCCAAAACCAAGTGAGGAGGGAATCATGACCGACAAGACGACAATCGAAAAGACGCTCACCGAAGGCTGGGACACGCTGGCGATCGCCCGCACCATCCTGATGCAGCTAGGCGGCAAGCGATTCATCGCGATGACGGGCGCGAGTTCGTTTAGCTCCGGCATGTTCGAAGCCGGCCCCGGCCTGAGCTTCCGCCTGCCGACGAAATCGACCAAGGACCGCATCATGGGTGTGCGCATCGTGCTCACCCCCGCCGATCTCTACACTGTGGAATTTCTGCGGCTCGGCAAGGACGCCGAGGGCCTCACCGCGGTGGAGGTCGTGAGCAAGTCCGAGGGTGTCTACTGCGACATGCTCGCCGACGTGTTCGAGGAGGCCACCGGCCTCTATACGTCGCTGTGAGGAGAGAAAAACGATGAAACGCGAACAAGCCCTGCGCTACGTGAGCTACGCCGTTGACGATGCGCTGTGCGAGCGCCGCGTTGACGAGGCGCCGCCGAACGCACGCCTTGTCGGCTGGCAATGCGGGTTTGAGCCGCTGTTTGTCGCCGTCTGGTCCTATCTTGGCGACGATTGCCTTCCCGATCCGGCAGAGGCCGCCGAATACGCGACCGATCTTCTTGTCGAGAAGAAATGGTTTACCGACAACGATAACCCGCCAGAACCCGACTACGTGCTGTGATGGCATCGAAACGCGAGGGACCATTGTTCCGCGTCGTGCGCTCGAACGGCAGCGATGAGGAACTCGCCACTGCGATCAACCTCACGATCGCGCGCGCGGCATGGCGCGCCGCGGTCCTGGAATATCCGCGCGATCGGATCGAGCTACGCCACGGCGCCCGCGTGGTCGAGAGCGCGGGGCCACTCTAGATGCGCCGCCCGCGCTATGAGGCCGCCCGCCACTGGCCCGGCCATCACGCGCGCGAGCGCGTGCGCTGGCAGCGCGCCCGCATCTGGATTCGCTGGTGCCGCCCGGTTCCCTTCCCCGCCGCATCCCGCTAGGGTGTGACAACTTGTCACCTCTATTTCTCATATGAGGTATTGAAAGCGAGTTTCTCGTATCATATATTCATGGCGTAGGAGAGAGAGAGGAAAGGACCCCGCCATGATGTCCGTTGCCTTCGCTTCCGCCCTGGTGGCCTGGATGGTTTGGGCGACCGTGATGATTTCCACCACCGAGACCGAGAAACTCAACGCACGGGAGACACTGTGATGACCGCCCTGATGATGGTTGCCGCCGCTTTTGTTTGGATACTGACCCTGCACGCGGCGACGAAATACGCCACTGCCTGACCTGAGGGATCGAGAGATGACCGCTGAGAAAAAACTGGCTTTCCTTCACGCCGTGATGAAGGCGCGCTACCCGCGCGAAATGGGCAAGGTTGCGAAAGCCCACGGCGTTCCGCCCGAGGCGAATCCGTTTGCTGTCGCCGGTGAGCTTCACGAGCATGAAGCCGAATGGAACTCCGGCTACAACACTGC